TAACTCTGGTATACTTGTGATTGAATAAATACTGCTTACAATTGAATAACTAGAAATGTAATGATTAAATTTTTTTGAATTATCATTAAAAAGACTCCAATTTAGACCTTTGCGACCGTATTCTGCTTTTTCGCCATATCCATCTATACTAGGCCAAATTAAGACTTTATCAAATTTTTCCCAAAGTTTAAGTATGTCATAACCCATAAATTCCCCATCATAAGATAGGTTAGTATTGTAATTAAGCTCTATATTTGTACAGTTATTCTCAATCATATATTCTAAAAATTTATAATGTCCTTTTTGTACAAAAGGCTCACCACCAGCAAAATAAACTAATTTGACACATTTTTTAATTTTTTCTAGATCACTCCAAAAAGATTTATTATCTGACCACTCGTCAATGTAGCCAGGAGCATCTTTATCTAACCACCCCATTAGTTTATGTTCTTTAACCCAGCTAGATGAAGCATCTGATCCACAAATTCTGCAGGAAAAATTACACAAGTTACCAAATCTAAAGTCTAAATAAATTGGCGGGTGTTTTAATCCACCGTCAATTTCAGTCTTTTCAAAGAGGTGAAAATAATCTTTAAATTTGTCATTCATTCTTTCTCTATGGCTCTGAACGCCTCTATCTTCACAATCATAACAAAAATTACATGCACTAACTTTTCTATTTGAAAGCATAGCAAGTCTTGTGCTTTTCATATAATCGGAGTTCCAAGCAGATAAAGGAGAGGTATCTTTACCAAAAAATACATCTGATCTATCAACTTTATTTAGAGTAAAGCAACAAAGAGCATAATTACCTGAAAGATCGCCATGCTGATGAATCCAGGGTAATATACAAATAGACTTATTGTCTCGGGAGTGTTCTACCTGTTCCAGGGAAGCCTCCAAAATGTAGTTGGTTGTTACGAAGGGTACAGGCTTGGAGAGATTTAGAGCAGACATCGCCTGAAGAATCTGCTGCGATTTCATTATTTGCTGCAATAGGATTAGTATTAGCTACAACACCGGTAGCAGCGCCGGGAATTTGACCACCTGCTGGTCCAGGATACTGGCATTCTGGTCCTTTATAAACCCATTGACAGGTATTTTTGTAATATTTTCTTTTAGGTGTTACGAGCTTGAAATACTGCAACCAAGAAATTAAACTAAATTTTGCAACAGAGTCATTAAGAGCCTCAAGCTGATCAATCTTAAATTTATCTTCTACATAAGACTCAGAATCAGCTTCTTGGTTTACTATATAAAGAGGTACTCCAATAGCAACATTTGAATCTAACTCATTTGATAAAAATAAGTAGCTATTTTCTTCAATTGCTTGAATAGTAGCTTCTGTTGTGCCTATTTTAGCTCTGACATTATCTCCTACACGATAAGGTAAAGCATTGTAAACCTCTACTACGTTGGAACGAATAGACTCAACTGAGCTATACTCAGGCCAAGTATCTAAAAAGTTTGCAAAAGTTGTTTTAATCTCTACAACTCCTCCTAACAGGTCTCTTGTATCCATCTTTTGTTCAGTCCAAGTACCTCCTACAAGAAGAGTCTGAGTTCTATCAAACGATGCATTAGAAGTACCATAGTATGCAACTATATCTGCGTCATAATCTAAACCATCAGGATTACCAGTAGTTCCTGGTACTGTTCTTGGGTCTATGCCATTTACTAGCTCTCCATTTACTGTTGCAGTAACAGAGTTAGAAGAGTTATTACCTGCTAAAAATGGGTCTTCAACAAGAGTTGTAATAATGTTATCAACATTAAATATATCAACAGATATCTCATCAATAGTACCTTCAGAGCCTTGAGAAAGAGTTGATGAATTAACAGGAAAAGGAATATAAGAAGTTCCGCCTAGTGAAACATTATATAAAATATCTGAGGTGAGATCTCCTACAATCTCAGCAAATCTAAGTGGAAAATTATTAGGCCACGCTTTACCAGCTCCCTGTCCAGTAGGATTACCAGCTGCATTAGGAGGATACCACTCACCAGGATAATATATAGAGTACAAACGAACTATAGGATTTTGAGTAAATGCATTTTTTTGTGCTTTAAAAGCGCTTTGTGCTATAGAAGAGACTGTGGCAATAGCTGTTGTAGAGTTAGCTGAATATACGTTACTTAAAAAGTTAGCAGTTGTAAGTAATCCATCTCCTGAAACTGCGTTTGCAGTAATAATAGTATTTGAATGAACTTCTTCACTAGAGTTAAACTCTTGCTGAAGATTGTTAAGCTTTACTTTTAACTCGTTAGTAGTTAAATTTACATTTGCAATAGTGCCTGTTGTCGCAGAAGTATTTCCAATCAAAACATTAGTTGCTTGAAAACCTGTGGCGTCATCAACAGTTAGAATTACATCATAAGAGCGAGCGCTCATCAGTCAAATACCTCTTGCAACTTAAAGGAAACAGTGTAAAAATTATCAATTAACCTAGAACCTGTAGAGTATGTTTGCTCAATCGTTAATGGTCCTTCAAATCTAGTAGTTATGATACCACTCTCATTGATGTGTGACAAGTCAAAACTGAAAGATTCAAACGTGCCGCTTCTAGCATTATAGAAGTTCTCAATGGCTGTTTTTTCAACACCTGTTACAGCAGTATAAGACAAATCATAAGAACGTTTTGAACGTCGCGACTTAAGTCTACGCTTTTCATAGCCTGCTTGGGAAGCAAAAGTTGTAACATCAAAGGTTCTTTGAGACTCTATACCACGATCAGGCTTTCTATCAGCCATAGAAGTAAAACGATCTTGAGTTTCTACTGTAGAGTCGTATACACGAATTGATAGGGTATCTTCAGCATAATCGGATCCAAGAGGCGCTCCTGACTGAATAGTAATAGCATTAGAAGTAGAAATTGCAGGATATGAGTCAGTACGATATCGGGCTACATGGGCCATACGTGCAAAAGATATATCACCGTTAAAGAATTCACCTGTTGTAGTGGTATTTGAATTAGCGCCAATAGATACATTACCGCCTGTCGCTGTAGCAGCAGTATATCCTGTGTGAGCTACTTTAACATTATTTACATAGAGCCGAAGATTGCTAGTAGATGCATCATACGACACTGCTACATGATAGTTAGATCCACCATTAGCATTACCACCGTAGATTTCTGTTACTCCGCCTGCACGATTAATAACAAAGCCTACATTTGAGTTTGCGCCAACAAGACGAAGATTATAGTTATTAGTAGCATCTCCGTGACGAGCAAACAATGTCTGATTAGAGGCGAGAGACGCACCAATATCAGGACGAACCCACATATCTAAGGTAAACGAACGGTCATTAACATTAAAATCATCATTTGATGGTATGTGTAAATAGTCATCAGTGCCGTCAAGTGTGATAAACTTATCATCACCATAGGTAGCATATGAAGCTGAACCACCTACAAAAGTTACTGTATGAGCTGAGTCTGATTCATCTGTTAGAGTATCATAGAAGTTGGTTAATAATTTTGTAGCAGCATTGTCAGCAATATCAATTCCATCATTACCCAGAGTCACAGAGGGGTATGTGTAAGCTGTGTCTTGCTGATATACACCTGATATATACACTTGTAGCTCATCAGTAGTAGAGACTGCTGCTCCTTCAGGCAAAGAGAAAGCAATCTGATCACCGTTAATCAAATAAGAGTTACCATTTACTGCAGCTGCTACTGTATTAGAATATTCTTGAGCTAATGCTGTGAAGGTTGAACGAGTTTGTTTGAGCTTAGCTGGTATAGATATAGTTTGTAAAGTAAGATTTGAAGCATTCGGAGCATCATTAAAAGATACTGTCGCACCACTATTTGAAATAGAGTAAGTATCAGTAGCTTGTAAAATACCATCTAAAAAAGCAGCTACCTCACCACGATGATCTACTGTTGCAGAAAGGTTAAAATCTGTAGCAGACCCTGTACTGCTATAGGTAATTGTTGAAGTTACAGGAAAAGCTGTGATAGTTGTAGTTGCATCAGTTGGGTAAGTTGCCATTATTATCTATTCCTTCTTAAAGACTTTTTAATTGCTCCGTTATTACGTAGATCACGAGTAATAATATCTAAAATAATCTTATCACCGTTCATTCTTGGCGCAGCTACCTGAACATCTTTTGGTGCGCCAGAGTTGTTAAGGTTTACGCTAATCTGCGGTGGAGTACCTGTAGCATTCATCTGATTTAGAGCAGCACCACCAATTGCTTTAGCCATTGGACGACGAATCACAAACTCACCAGGCTCTAACAATGCAGGTACTCTAT